GGCATGCGTAACGCGGCACTCCGCATTATGTCCATGTTGCATTATTCGCCTGAAGATTTCATCACATTGCCAGAGAGAGTAGAAGAGAATGTCTGAAGAAGCTATCCAGGAAACTGTTGAAGAGCCCACCGCCGATGCCCAAGCGCCGGCCAACGACGATTGGCGCACCACATTGCCGGAAGATTTGCGCGACCATGAGGGGCTGAAAAAGTATTCTAGCGTTGAATCCCTGGCAAAGGGGTACATCAATGCGGCATCGATGCTTGGGCGTGATAAGCTTGTTATGCCGAAAAGCGATGACGAGTGGGGCGATTTCTACAACCAGATCGGCCGCCCGGAAGACCCAAATGGGTATGAGTTTGAGAAAGTCGATCTCCCCGAGGGGACGCCCATCGATGAGGCCGCGCTTGAAGAGTTTAAGCAAGTTGCCCACAAAACAGGCTTGACGGCGAAGCAAGCCAACGAATTGCAGAAATGGTACATGGAGCATACTGGGCAGCAGTTTGAAGGCATGATCCGTGGTGCCGAGGACGAGATGGCAAACGCCCAGACTCAACTTCGCTCAGAGTGGGGCAATGCTTATGATCAGAAGCTCAATCAGGCCATGCGGGCGATTCGCGAGTTTGGCGGGGATGAGTTGGTTGCAGAGCTGGACAGCACGGGCCTTGGCAACAATGTCCAGCTTGTGAAGGCATTTGCCCAGGCCGGCGAAAAGATCATGGGCGACACCGCGCTTGAGGGCGGCATGGAAGGGGCTCGCACCCCGGCGCAATTGAAGGCTGAGATCGCCAAAATCCAGAGCGATCCGTCCTTCTATGACGCAGAAAACCTTGAGCGTCCTGCGATGGTGCAGAAAATGCAGCGCCTTATGGAAGAGCTTCACGGAAAGGATGTGATCGGTGAGTACACAATTGGACGTTATTGAGCTGCGTATGCGGGCATTTGAGTGTCTCGCTAAACATGCCACTGCGAATGAGTGGAGAGATGTTGACAATATCATCCATAAGGCTAAAATGATTAGCGACTTTTGCATGGATGCCAGAAAGCACTCCGCCATTGAAAAGCGGGTGCCGAAAGCGCCAAGCAAAGTGAAAGCCTAAGACACCGACTACTGTCGCCTTAGCACTTTAGTCTCGCATCAGATTAGGCCGGTTTCACCGACACCCTAAACGGCGGGTTTTGTTGACCCACTTGGGTTTGTGTAACTGGTTTAATTTGATGGAGGGACGAAAATGTCCATTCAAATCACTACGGCATTCGTTGAGCAGTACTCTGCCAACGTGATGCATCTTTCGCAGCAGAAAGGCTCCCGCCTTCGCGCTGCTGTTAGCGTTGAGTCGGTCACCGGCAAAAATGCATTCTTTGAGCAGATCGGCTCCGTCGCGGCCCGCAAGCGCCCGTCGCGTCACGCCGATACGCCTCAGATGGACACCCCGCACGCCCGTCGTCGGGTCTCGCTGGTCGATTATGACTGGGCTGACCTGATCGACAATGAGGACCGTGTCCGTATGCTGATCGATCCCACCTCCCCCTACGCCCAGGCTGCCGCCTTTGCGATGGGCCGTGCGATTGATGAGGCGATTGTCGAAGCCGCTGATGGCACTGCCTACACCGGCGTTGACGGTTCGACTTCGACTTCCTACGACAGCTCGAATACCATCGATGTCCAGGTCGGCTCCGGCTCCCCGGCTGCCGATGTTGGCCTGAATGTGGCGAAGCTGCGTGCCGCCAAGGAAGTCTTGGACGCCAACGAAGTCAACCCTGATGAAAGCCGCTTCATCATCCTGAATGCCAAGCAGCTTAAAAATCTGCTGGCGGAAACCGAGATCACCTCGTCCGACTACAACGTGGTCAAGGCCTTGGTTCAGGGCGAAGTCAACACCTTCATGGGCTTTAACTTCATCCGCACCGAGTTGATCGGTACTGACGCGAATGCCGACCACAAGGTTCTGTATTTCGCCCAGTCCGGCATCAAGCTTGCCGTTGGGTCCAACCCGACTGCCCGCATCTCGGAGCGCGCCGATAAAAACCACGCCACCCAGGTTTTCTACTCCATGTCTATCGGGGCCACCCGCATGGAAGAGAAGCAGGTTGGCTACATCGAATGCGATCCCAGCTAAGGAGGGTATGAGATATGACCACCAAAGACAGTGATCTGGTCACTAACTACCAGGCAACCCCGCCCGTGGCTAACCCCGCCCATCAGTTGGGTGGCGTCAAGCGCGTGGCGCAAGGCACGTTGGAATTGGCGACCACCGATCTCGATAACAATGACATCGTGATGCTGGCTCCGGTTCCGTCGAATGCGTCGATCACTTCGATCCAGATTGCCACGGATGACCTCGACACCGCGTCGCCCGCCGCGCTGGCTTGGAATATCGGCCTGTACGACAAGGACGAAACGGTCATCGATGAAGACTGCTACGCCACCGCCGTCACGGCGGGTCAGGCTGCCCAGGCCTTCACCGAGTATCGTTGGGAAGTTGCTGACATCAACACCACCGGACAGCAAGTCTGGGAAGATGGTGGACTGTCGGCTGACTCCGGCGAGATGGTCTACGTTGCCCTGACGGCGTCTGCTGCTGCCGGTACGCCGGCTGCCGGCACTCTCTCCTACAAGATTGAGTTTGTCGTCAATTAATTGACTGGGGTGGGGGTTTCGGCCTCCACCCCTCTCAATTGCTAGGAGAGTCGGATGGCGTCCGAGGTTCAGATATGCAATATCGCCCTCTCTAAAGTTGGTGACGAGCAAATAACGTCACTGCTTGACGACTCAAAGGCCGCGAGGCTATGCAATCTCACATACGAGCCTCTGCGGGATTCCGTTTTGCGGGCGCACCTGTGGAATTTTGCCATCTCCAGGGTTGCTCTCGCCAAGAGCACAGACGCCCCTGCATACGAATACAGCGCCAAGTTCGCCCTGCCGGCGGATTTTTTGCGTTTGGTTGATACCAATCTTCTGGACACTGAGAAATACAAGGTAGAGGGCAAGTTCATCCTGGCAAACTCTGACACCGTCAGCATCCGCTATGTTAAGCGGGTGGAGGACCCGAATGAGTTTGACTGGCTTTTTATCGAGGCGCTGGCGGCAAGGATCGCTGCTGAATTGGCGATTGCCCTGACGGACAACAGGACTTTGTCCGTTGATCTGTTTAACCTGTACTCAACCAAGATAACGGAGGCGCGTACTGCTGATGCCCAAGAAGGCAGCCCGGATGATATTATTGCAGATTCCTGGCTACAATCCCGGCTTCTCTATGTTAATCCGGTTGATTAATGGTATCGGCATCGCACCCCGTCACAAACTTCACCGCTGGTGAATTAACCCCGCTCCTTGAGGCGCGGGTTGACCTTGCCCAATACGCCAATGGGTGCAGGACTGTAAGCAATTTCCTGATCCACCCACAGGGCGGCGTGTACCGTCGAGGTGGCACAGAATACATTGCCGGCGTGAAGACAAACTCAAAGAAGGTGCGCTTAGTGCCGTTTGAGTTTTCCGTTTCTCAAGCATATGTCCTGGAGTTTGGCGACAATTATATTCGGTTTTACTCCAATCAGGCGCAAGTGGTAAGCGGGTCTCCGTCTGCTGTTGTTGAGGTTTCGACCACCTACACTGAAAACGAGCTGTTTGATCTGCAATTCGCGCAGTCTGCCGACATTCTGTACATCACCCACCCGAATCACGCGCCGGCGCAACTGACTCGCACGGCGGCAACCACCTTCACGTTGTCGGATGTTGCGTTTGAGGACGGCCCGTATCTGGACGAGAATGTTGAGACGACCACCCTCACCCCAAGCGCGACCACTGGAAGCATTACCATCACAGCTTCTGCTGTTACGGGGATCAACGATGACACTGGGTTCCAGAGCACGGATGTTGGCAGAATTGTGCGTATCGGTCATGTGGCATCTGCTTGGGCTGCCACTACTGCTTATGGTGTTGGTGACATTGTTCGCAACAATGACAATATCTACGAAGCTGTGCGGGCGGGGACTTCTGCCGGCTCTGGTGGGCCAGATGGAGAAGGGACGGCGATTGTAGATGGCAGCGTGACCTGGGACTATGTGCAGGACGGCGGCGTCCGCTGGGGATACGCAGAGATCACTGCGATCACATCCACCACCCTAGTAGATGCCACTGTACAGAAGGCCTTTGGCGGAACTTCAGGGGAAACCTCGTGGCGTCTCGGGGCTTGGTATGGTGAGAGCTATCCTGCGTCTGTTGCCTTCTACGAGCAGCGACTATTCTTTGCCGGGTCCACAGATAATCCGCAAACAATCTGGGGATCGAAAAGCGGCGACTATACAAACTTCACTCCGGGGACGCTTGATGATGATGGCGTCACCTATACGATTGCGACGGATCAGGTAAACGCGATCCGCTGGCTTTCTCCGGGGAAGGTGCTGGCTGTTGGGACGGCCGGCGGTGAGTTTAAGGTGTCGGCCTCAACGAATGAGGAGGCGCTGACGCCAACCAATGTGCGCGTTGTCAGGGAAACAAGCTACGGCTCCGCCAACATCCTCCCCAAGCGTGTCGGCGAGGTTGTCCTTTACATCCAACGCGCCAGCAGAAAGGTGCGTGAATTTGTTTACCAGTTTGAGAGCGATGGCTTTGTCTCTCCAGACTTGACGCTACTGGCAGAGCACATCACGCAGTCTGGCATCGTTGAGATTGATTATCAACAAGAGCCTGACAGTATCTTGTGGTGCGTCCTCACTGACGGAGCGTTGGCCGCCCTGACGTACCAGAGGGATCAAAAGGTTGTTGGGTGGCACAAGCACATCATTGGTGGCGCATCAGATGCCGCCGGCACCCAAGCTGTTGTTGAGAGTGTCGCTGTTATACCAGGGGCATCAGAGGACGAGGTGTGGGTTGCGGTGAAGCGATACGTCAATAGCGGGACCGTGCGGTACATAGAGCGCCTGAAGATCGGCCTGGACGCAACAGCATCCAGAGAAGATGCGTTTTTCGTCGATAGCGGTTTGACGCTGGATTCTGCGGCGACCATTACCGGCGCGACGAAGGCCAATCCCGTTGTGATCACCACATCTTCTGCCCACGGCGTTGGCGATGGTGCGTATGTTGATATCCGGGACGTTGCCGGGATGACGGAGTTGAATGGCAATCGATACATCGTCGCCAACGCGACATTGACTACGTTTGAGCTGACTGACAAAGACGGAAACAACGTAAACGGCACATCGTATACAACTTATATCTCTGGCGGCACCGCGAGAGAGGCCGTGCTAACCATTAGTGGCTTGTCCCATCTTGAGGGCGAAAGCGTGTCGATTTTGGCTAACGGTGCTGTACAGGCGAGCAAGACGGTGTCCAGTGGATCAATCACTCTCGACTACCGGGCCTCCATTGTCCATGCCGGGTTGCCATACACATCTGAGCTTGAGACTCAGCGCATTGAGGCGGGCTCCCAGGACGGCACGGCGCAGGGCAAGATCAAGCGCATCCATGAGGTGATCTTGCGTATTTACAGGTCTCTCGGAATTGAGGTTGGCCGCCGGGACGGGAATGTTGACACGATCCCGTTCAGAAGCAGCGCGGATGCGATGGATGCCGCCCCTGCCCTGTATAGCGGAGACCTTAGAGTTGACTTTTCCGAGGGCTTTAACCGGAAAGGTACTGTATACTTTCGTCAGCAGCAGCCGCTGCCATTGACGGTGCTTGGCATCTTTGCCCACCTGAAGACAAACGGATAGAGAAATGGGCGCTGATCCTTTTACAATTATGGCGTTTGCAACTGCCGCGAGTTCGGTGGTCAGCGGTATCGGTGCGGCAAAGGCCGGTAAGGCCAACAAGGCCGTACATGATCATAACGCATCAATTCTGCGCCAGCGGGCTAATGAGTACATCAAGAATGCAAGCTACAACGCAGACATGTTGCGTGACCGGGAAAAGCGCCTCCTGGCCAAGAATGCGACGATGGCGTTCAAGAGTAACGTAGAGATCGCAGGATCGCCCCTTGAAGTGCTGGGGCAAAACGCCGCTGATATCGAGCATGACGCCCAGCTAGAGAAGCACAAGGGCAAGCTACAGGCCTGGGAGGCACAGACGGAGGCGGCCAACCAAGAGTATATGGGCGCAATGGCAGACTGGAGAGGCAAGCAGCAGAAACGGGCGGCATTCATGACTGCTGGGATTTCTTTCGTGGGCGGCGTATATGGCGCGACTGGCGGGTTTGACTTTGGCTCGGCCGCCCCGGCAACGGGGATAAAATCGGTATATAATGGTGGCGGAGTAAGCATGTACAACCCGATGAAGCCATCTTCATACTCGCCCATCTTGTATTAGGTAAGCGGCATGGGAAGAATTACACTATATCAGCAGAAAGGCGCGGTAGCCCAGCCCAGGCTTGGGACAGGCCTTGTGCGTGCAGAATTTAGCAAGGAAGATTTTTCCCTGTCAGTAGGCGAGGGCATCAAGGCGGCAGTCGGCGTTTATGAGGGAATTCAGAAAAACGAGGATCAGAAGGCCCGCGTTGACATGCGGAGCAAGCTTGCCCAGGCGCGGCTTGACATGGCAAAAGACATGGTCGCAATGGAGGAGGGCGCGGAGTTAGGTGCTCCTGGCCATGTGCAAAATGCCGAGGCGCTGGCGGCAAAATATGAAGCCCAGCTTATGGCGGGCATCGATAAGCGATATCATGGCGAATTATCGGCTAATTTCGCTGATCTAAAGGCCGGGGTCGTCTCTAAAGCAATGCGCTTCGAGTCCCAGCAGACCGGGAAAAAGCTGACGCATGACGTTGCCAACACAACCGAAAACCTTATCAGCCTTGTGCAGCGGCACCCTAGCGAATTCCTGTCTGCCCAAACTGAATTAGGCAAACTCAAATCAACCCTGCTGGCAAGCGGACAATTCTCTGCGCGAGATGTTGACGCTGCGATAAAGGCTGAGAGCGAAAGGCTCCATGCCGCCTATGTTGGCGGGCTAATCAGCGGATCAAAAACGCAGGAAGAGGTTGACAACATTGAAGCCCATTTAAGGGATGGCGACCTCGCCGAGGGGCTTTCGGCCAAGGCGCTTGGAGAAAACCTTTCTTTTATTGAGACTCGCAGAAGCCAGATAGAGAGGGAGCAGAAGGCGGCCGAAAATGAGGCATCCCGTAGCGCAATAGCCACCGCCCATACACAATTAAACCTGGACATGGTGAGCGCCCTCAATGGTGACCCAGAGGCTCTGCAACGGATACAGCGCGGGGATCACGTTAATGCGGCTGTTGACATTGTGAAGCGATACAACCAGGGGCTTGAGCTTTTGTCCGCTGCGAGATCGGCAACTATGGCGGCGGTGAAAAAGTCACAGGCTGCCGCTGTTTATGCTGGCGTCGAAGAGCGCGAGTGGGAAATGATTGGCTTTCTTGGGAGTGCGGCGGATGGTTTTCTGGGCAAGCCGCAGCTTGACGCCATGGCCGAGGACGAGATGATCTCGCCTAAAGAATACAAATCCATCCTTTCGGTCATCGAGGCGAGAGAGAAGGCGGTGGCGCTTGACAAAAAAGGCAACGATAAAGAGGCGAAAAAGTGGTGGAGTAGCGTCAACAGCACCCTGGACAAGCTGAGGCTGGAAAAGGAGCGCCTGGAGGCCAAAGAAACCATTCATGCGATTAGTGTCGGGGCATACGAAGACGACAAATTGCAAGAAGTGATTGCCGGGTTGCCGAGGAAGTATCGCATTGAGGCAGACAATGCGGCGCGGACGAGGTCAGCCAAAGAAGAAACCAAGGCCTTGCGTGATCAAAAGAGAGCGGTGTCGGTTGCTAAAAACAGAATTATGACGAAAATTTACAGCAACAAGGCCACCGAGGAAGATGTCCAGGCTGTTATTGATGACCTGGAGGAAAAGTTTGGGTTTACTGATTTCGGCTCTGCCGCCGTCAAGGAGTTGACGAAAGTATTGCAAGAGTCAGGGAAGCGTGAAGTTTGGATGAATCAGTATTCCGCCACGCTTACTGCCACCATGGCGATGAGGGCGAAGTCTCCGTCTGCCGTCATGCCGCCCCCCGAGGGGAAAGAGAAAAAAATGGCGGATGAGGTGATCGCTCGCATGTCGCTCGCCGCCCGCAAACAGTTTTCCGATCTCGAGGACGAAAATGGCTATCACGCATGGCAAGAGAATGTCATCAAGGCTGCCGGCTTTTTCCCGGCGGCGTTTAAGGACGAGATCGTCCGTGGGCTGAAGAGCGATGATCCGCGAGACATTTGGGAGGCCTCGCAACGCCTGAAGGTCTTGGATCAAAACTTGAGCAACCTGGATACAGGGCTGTCTTCCGAGCAAAAGGAGATTGCGGCATTTTTCCAGGAGCATGATCAGTTGGCCCCTGAAACCGTTATGGACTTGTACAAAGAGCGGAAGTCCATCAGGCAGTCGGACAGGGAAGCCCGTGGGCAAGTGTTTTCCTCTCAGTTTTCTAAGGACAATCTTGAGGCCATTGGTGAAATGGAGTTGGGTCCGAAAGAGCGGGCCTGGGTGGACATGCTTAGTGACGCAAGCGATGACCCTGGATACGCGAGGGCTGTTGCGCTGTTGCAGTCAAAGACGAAAAACCACTACATCAGCACCGGGGACATTGGTGTCGCCCGCTCCCTGGCCATGCAGGAGATGATGCGCGAGTTTGGCGTCAGCGAGGTTTCGGGTGCTGGCGGGATTATGCGCTCGCCTCCAGAAAAAGTGTTTGGCGTACCGTCTCTCGATGACAAGGGCAATGCCGAGTGGATCAGAGAGCAGTTTGTTGAGTACGGCACGGCAGCCTATAGAGAGGTGACGAAGCAACCCGGTGCGGTTCTGGAGCCAAGCCGATTGGTTATCAAGCAAAGCCCTGTGTATCTGGACGGCAAGCCTACCTACAACGCATGGTATGGCGGCCACATTGTGCTGCGGAATGCCCAGCCGGATTGGAAGGCTCATGCAGGGGTGCATTCGTCACACCTGATGTGGGAGGCAGCCCAAGAGGCCAAGAAGCTCAAGAAGCGCAGAGAGGACGATGCCCTCAACCTCAAGCTTGAAAAGCAGAAGCATGCGAGAGAGCGGGAAACAACGGAGACGCCATGGATGCTTGAGGCCACGCCATGAGGTTTGCTACTAGGTCAACTGGGCTGGAAGCGCCAGACCCGATATATCTTGAGCCTGATTATGACCGGCCATTGGTTGATTCCATGGCCGACGCCTTCGCCCTTGAGAATTCATTTGTGTCTTTGGCGCGGTCCATTGAGGCGGATCGCGGTGAGTACGATCCAGAGTTTAATGCTGTAGATCATATCACCGATGAGAATCGGGAATATGGCGCAGAGCTTGTGCAGTCCATCAATCAGGGTGATTTCGACAACAGGTGGACTCGCATCCAGGAGGAGCTAGCGGCCAAGGAGCGGCTTGATCAGGACGGCGGCTGGGGGATTCTGTCGTACATGACCGCTGGCGTACTCGATCCAATCAACCTTATCCCGATTGGTGGAGCAGCGGCCAAAGCATATAAGGGCGGCAACATCCTGCGCGGCTTGTTGTTTGGCGCAGAAGCTGGGCTTATGGGGTCTGTTGCGACGGAGGCCATTCTCCAGGGGACGCAGCTTGCCCGCACGGCAGAGGAGAGCGCAATTAACATTGCTGCCGGCACGTTTATGGGCGGCGTGCTCGGCGGGGCGTTTGGTGCGGTAAAGAGTGGCATTGAGGCGCAAGGCACGCGGAGCATGGCCCGCGTAATTGATGATCTGGAGCAAGAGCTTTATGTCGCCACTGGAGAGGAGAGGGGGCTTGGTGGGTCTGCTGGCGCTGCTGATCCCAAGGTGTTGCCCCGTGAGAAAGTAGTCGAGATCAACAAGTCCATTGATGACGACATTGCCGCCGGAAAACTGAGGGCGGAGGAGGCTGCCGACGAGACGATCCGCCGTGTGAATGACGCCTGGAAGGAATTGTCTGGCTTCAAAGAGACGATCCCCTTAAATGCGTTTCTCAAGGTTGCCCCGTGGATGAAGCACACCACTCCGACCATGCGCGGGTTTATGCAGGAATCCGTTGTTGGCCGCGAGATTGCTGGTCAGTTGATGGAAACTGGGATGTCGAGGGCTGGATCGGAATATGCTGAGGGCGCTGTCGATCTCCCGGTAGAGGCAGCCATCAAGCTTTGGGAGGGGAGAAAGTATCGCGCCCAGAAAAATATTCGTGATGCCTATTATGAATATCGGACGGGCAAGCCTGAGATGCCGTTTATCGGTGCGTCAGCAATCGAGAGCATGCGGATTGGCAAGTCTGCGGCGGGGATGGACTTGGAAACCAAGATATCCCAAAAAATGCTGACGGTGAAGGAGTTCAACGAAGAGGTGGCGAAGGCCGCGAGAAGTGGCGACACGCATGTTGATCCTGTCATCCAGAAGACGGCACAGATGCTGCGCCGAGAGGTGCTCGATCCTATCAAGGAGCTAGCTATCGAAGTTGGCTACCTCCCGAAAGATATTGCAGTCAACCCTAAAACGG